GCAGAACCGCCGCCGGACATTCGCAAGGCCGTCCACATTCGCAGCCAAATTCGCAGGGTCGGGCACATTCGCAAAGACATTCGCAGCCAAATTCGCAGGGTCGGGCACATTCGCAAAGACATTCGTAGCCACATTCGCAGGGATTTTTCGGCCCGTCCGCATTCGCAAGGATTCGCAGCCCCGGACATTCGCAAAGCTGCCTGTATTCGCAGGGTTGCGTCCGCATTTGCGGATGTTCAGGCATTTTCGGCGCATTATGCCGACTTTTTGCCCCGAGACGAGCGCGAGCACGTTTGCCTCAACATTCGCAGCCAAATCAAAGAAAAACCCCCGGCAGTCCTTCACAGGAAACCGGGGGTAAATGCCTAAGTCCAAACTCGATGGTATGGATAATGCCAATAAATGGTACCTGCAAGATACAACTTTATTCAAAATATAGCAAATCTAACACTCCCAATATTATATGTCACGATACCGCCATCAGCTTCCGCCCGACAGTCGACTGAGACGGCAAAATAAAACCAATGGGACAATTTTAATCATTCTGTTGGCATTCTTCCTTGGGATAATTTAAACCAACAGGACAATCTAAAGCTGTTAGGAAAAACGGTTTTGAAATTTTGCCGCAAAAACATTTTCGAAAAAACGCCGGAGAAAAACGATTTTGAAAAATGCCGGATAAAAACGATTTCAAAATTCCGACAGAGAAAACGGTTTGGAAATTTTCACCGGCAAAAACGTTTTCGAAAAACGCCGGATACAAAAACGATTCTGAAATAAAACGGTTTCAAAAAAAACGGCGATGCCAAAAACACCGCCGCAAAACGATATTCTATCGCCTTATAGCCCGAAATAAGGCCTGGCGAACCGCGGCCGATCCGGGTCTTTGAGCTTCTCCACGGCCATCTTGTAGACGATCTTCGGCGTGTCTGCCTCGGATACAACCTCAGAAAGCGATTTGGCATGATCGGAGTAGATCATATTTGCTGTCGCCCACAGCGCGTATTTATTGTAATACGGCGCTTCCTGCATCTGGCCGTCAAGAGCCGTTACGGCCGCTTCGAATTGTTGCATCGGCCATTTGGGGCCTTTCGTTCCGCTCTGGTTGACAAGCCCTGCGACCACCTGCTCCGCTTCCTCGGATGAAAGATAGTTGTACCACTCTGACGCCTCGATCTTGTCGAGCCACTTCTGCGCCATCTTGGGCTGCACGGTCGCCATCTGTTTGAATCCCCAAGCGTCGGCACACATGAGCATTCTCATTTTGTCCGGGTCTTTCGACGCGACGATCTTTGCCACCAGCTCATCGAACCTTCTTTGTATTTCTTCCATAATTTTAACAGTTGGGACACCCGCTATTGAAGCGAGGTATCGGTTTGTAAATAGTTCTCGTTATTCTCGGCCGGACTATTTTCGTCCTGACCGAGGTGTTTTGCTCCTGCCCCTGCTTCGGGGGCTCCGGTTTGCTCTTTGCCATATTACATCGTATTTTATCGAAAGCCACGCAAGCAGCAATCCGAACCAGTTGGATAAATATGCGACGATGAAGGATAGCGCAACAGCCTCCATGAAGTCGTGACCGGAGAGTAGTAACACGACGAGTGTCCCCCACATCGAACAGCACATAGGACACTTGGCAATGTCGCCGCAGACAGCATATGCCTTCTCGATAAATCCCATATGATGCGCCAAAACGATCACGATCATAGAAGCTGTTGCTACGACTATCCCGGTAATCATCACGCAGGGGTCGATGTTGTTACCGTAATCGCCAGCGGCGTTTCCGAAACGAATGCCCGCGAGCAGACTTGACACGGAGCCGCTGCCACAGCATTCGTCGCCGCGCCGGCCTCGATTGTCACCGTCGGCGCGGAGGATGCTTGAATCGGAATCGTGAAATCCTGCGAAAGCGGCTGCTGCTTGGTGCAGTTGCACCCCCCGTTACACGGAACGTAGGCGATGATACCCTCAACGTGAATCGTCGCCATGTACTGATCCGTACCTACCTGCGCCACGGATTTCAATGAAAATTTCGGATCGAACACGGGTGTGCTTCCGGCACAAGTCGGAGTACACAGCCGCTGCGAAATGTTTACCGCCACGAAGTATGGCGATGCGACAGCCCCGGCCGCAAGGACGGGAGTGATGACTGCCGCGGGAATCTTGTTACAACTCATAAAATGATGCTTTTTGGTTCGCTCCCTACTACATCTGATTTTCTTCCGCGCCGGGAGTGTAAGGCTCGGATTCGGGTATTTCGAGTACCATGGTTTTCTCCATGGCGGCGATCTTTTGTTCCATCGCAGCGATACGCTGCTCGAAGGATTGCAGGAACAGATTGTTGGCTTTGGCAATCTCCTGCACATTCAGAATAAGCTTATATAGTTCGTTCATCGTAAAAATGTTTTAACGAAAAAGTTGTCTTTGAATCTACTGAGGGCATCTATCAGCTTCCGGGCAGATACGATTATCCCCTGCTGATAGTTGGAGGATACAAAAGCGTGTGCGGCACGTTCTACCTCCCGGGCCTCTTCCTCGGATTCAGCGTATATGTAGAATTCGATTTTAAAGGGTTTCATAGCGAATCGTTACTGATTATCCGGAATCGGCGGAATATCGGTCGGAGGGGCCGAAACCGACGGGAGCGGCGCCCCGCCGCGGATCATTTGGAGGAAATTCCACCCTTCGATGATATCGCCTTTATGCTCGCCGATCCATCCGAACAAATCGTTTGCACCTGTTTTTATCTGCTCCACTACGGACGCTTTTGCGGGGTCGATATCGGGGAGGTTCGAAAGATCCTCGGCGATGAACCGATATAATTTCTCCGCCTTATCCACATCGTTCCCACATGCTGCCAGGCATGACATCTTCAATGATAATTTCGACGTTGCCCGTATCTGTGTAAGGTCGATCTGCGGCTTACCAAACATATAGATCCTATTTAAAAGTCGATAAAAAGAAGGGAAGCAGAGATCGTACGGTCTCCGCCTCCCCGGCGCGGTTTAATTACCGCACGTGTTGCACGAGCACGGCATCGCCGGTTGATACAGTGCCACGGGCTGCGGGCATACCTGCCCGTTGCGTCCACTGTTGGCGATGATCGACAACGCCTCGGCGGTCGCAAGGGCATTGGCCCCGGCGCCTGCTCCGGCACCTGCCCGTACATCGACGTACTGACTGATCGTAGGCGCATGGTTGTTCTGCCACGTTTCGCGCGACTGACGCTCGACAAGCGTCTGCGACGCGAGGATGTCGATGGCACTCTTGTTGCCGGCAGCCGCAGCTTCAGCGGCTTTCTGGCGAGCCTTCGACGCCTGGTTTACGCCCCAAAGTCCGGCAAGGGCCAGCAGCAGGGCGCCTCCGCCCAGGCCGGCCGCGAGACCGATACCCGTCGTAGCGGCACCGTGGCGACGAGAGCCGTAGTCGTCGTAACCACGGCCGAATCCTCGATTTTCCAACGCCAAAAAATCGGCAGTCGTTAAGTTGGAATCCATAACTTGTTGTGAATAATCCGCCTCTTACCTCTTCGGCGATTGAGGTAGCATTTGAACTACACCACAAATATCACTACTTACCGACTGAATGCCAATCAGCTGTTTCCGATGCATTTTCTGATATTTTGCAAATATATTTTCACCATTTTGTTCGATTTTACCCGATCTTCGAAATGCGACAAAAGATAGCGTATAGCTGCCGGGGTCTTCCTCGCCTGTGTTGCAATCTGCCCCGGATATAACCCTTGTTCTTGTAAAAGCCGAAACAAAATACATCGTGCATCCACGACCTCCATGCTTTTACTTCGAGATAAAATCTGTTCACGGGAGACCTCGGTCTGTTGCGACACGACATCCAATACCCGGTTGAAAATTTCCGATTTGCACATATCCGATGTTTTTTATAGCTTTGTGATCTCTCTTACAAACAACTGGTGCCACAACACCGTGAGAGGCATATTTGCCCCTGCCGTGGTGTTGTGGCACCTTTGTCACCCGTGGAAGGTAAGAGAGACACGGGTGGAGGCGGGGGCTTTTTACGCCAGCCCCCATGCGGCATCCGCTACATGACGATGTAGTTTCTTCGCTAAATATTATCCCGAACTCCGGGCTTGTGCCCTCTGAAGGGAATGATGATGTCGTAAATTCATATCAGAATTGCCATAAAATAATACCTACTCCTACGCCGACCGTAGGCTGAAACCCTTGCGGCGTGTACGCCGCCCCGACCCCGGCGGTCAGGGCGAAGCGGCTCCGCCGGGTGACTACCTGCTGTCGGATGGTCGTGCGGTCGTATGTCTCTATCCAGTCGAGCGTCGGCCGCAGGTTGCCGATCCGGGGCCCGCTGACCTGTGCCCGGTAGGTGCTGTCCGAGTAGGGGCGCGTTTCCATGGCCACCTTCATCTGCACGCTGTCTGCCCCGACTTTCGCAACAACGGTCTCCGTTACCGTGTCGGGCGGCGCGAAGAGCAGCACTGGCACCGATATGTCGGCGAGGCGGTACGTGCCGGGCAGCGGCTCCGGCCGCGGGTAGAACACCGTGTCGATGCGCGTTTTTTCTTCGACGACCACCGACGCGGCGCCCCGGCGGTATCCCCAGCCGAAGAACAGCGCCCCGGCCGCAAGGGCGGCGAGCAGGTAGAGGATCAGGCGTTTCATGCCTTTACGAACAACTCCCACCCGGCCTGTACGTCGAGCATCTTGGCCTCTACGCCGTTCTCTACGAACGACATCGCAGCTACGATGGGAACCATCACGTCGCGGTTGGTCGTGGTGATCCGACTGTCGGCGGGCACCCCCGATCTTTCCGCCACGGTGCGGACATAGGCGTCCGTGTGGTTCTCCTGCGATGGGGCCCAGCGGCCGATCATCTTGCGAATCGTGTCCAACCCGTAATTACGCTGGTAGTTGTTCAGCAGCTTGAAGGCAGCCCGGTAGCCGTAGGCCACCGTCGTAAACTGCGCGAAACGCTTGTCTTTCGACGGCACGACCTCGCCCTGCCAGGGATTACCGCCCCGTGTCTTCTCGATGTTGAGCGGATTGTTGTTTCTGAGCCCCCGTGTCATTGCGCGATGTGTTTAGTGTACAGGATATGCCCGACCCATCCGGCCATAGCACAAACAACCCCCACGAGGATGTAACGCGGGAATACGATTCCGAGCACTACGGCCACGGCCGCAACGATGCTCCATACGATCCATTTCTTTTTCATTTGTCCTTTTGTTTTTGTTTGTAGTTTTCCAAATAGGGAATCTTCTTAATCATCTCGAACGAGAGCACATAGTACAGGAAGTCGATGTATCGGTTCTTCGGGAATATGCGGTTCAGGTTTTTGAGGATGTTGACCC